TAGCAGACTGTAGGAACTCCCACAATGTCTTTGTATGCAACAAGACTAAGACCTTCCCACTTAGCAATGAATGGTGTTGAGAGTGCAATTACAGCAGCCACAACAATAGTTTTACTCTTGGTAGACACTATGGTTACTCCTATTATACTTGAGAGTATGTCAGGAAGAACTCGTCAAGTTCTTCAGGGGTCTTACCCTCATAAGCAGCCAGAGCAGCTACCAGAGGATCAGCCCTGACGATCATAGACGGTCGTAGAGCGCGTGCCTTAGCTGGGAACTGCATCTCCGTAGGAAGACTAGAGATGACCCCTAGAACAGCACTAGGGAGCGTCCCAGCAAGCCACGCTTCACCATCAACCTCTGTGATCCATTGTTCAGCAACAAGCCCAATAAGAAGTTGTGGAAAGCTTAGATCAGGGATAATGACGACTTCAGGCACTGGTACATATGGCTGGATGCTAGGGCTTCTGGTCATACGGTCATAGAGTTCAGCTACATCAAACTCAGCACCAGTATCATTAGGGTCAGCAGTAAAAGGAATCCAACCGTAAACCGGGTGATCAATCTCACAATCGACCCAGTTATTAGCTACATATTTGGGGTTACGAAAATTCATTATGCAATCCTCAAGAAAACTGTAGAAAGAGCCACCCCGGATGCCGCCGCACCAGATCCCATTGCCTTCCAAGTTCCACCAGCCCCACCACCGCCACTCGCAATCCCGTCAGACCTAACGGAAATATACGAGAGGTCGCTATAGTTATTACCTGCGCTAATCGGAAAGAGTGTAGCGCCGCTGCTAGTAGGACGCGCGAGAAACGCATAAGTGCCTACAGCGCCTGTATTAGCAGCAGCAGTAGCATTAAGTACGTTAGCTGTAGTAGCAGAGACAACCCCAGCAGCGGCATCAGCGGCGAGAGTAGCAGCAATATCATAAACAGCAGCGCTTGTAGGAATCGTAGTGTTGTTGTAGTTGGAACCAATACCCTCAGCATTAGTAACCAGAGTTGCAGGAGCAACCCCAGCCGTGGTAAGCAATGAGTTAGGGGTAAAGGTACTACCAACTTCATCAACAGTGCCTAGAACAATCCAAGCGCTGTTAGCTTCGTTTCTCTTCTTAATTTGATTTGTTGCAGTATCATACCAGATTTGGTTAGCATAAGCAGTTACAGGGGAAGTACCCCCTGAGTTAGTTGTTACAATAGCTTGTAGAACAGCGTTAATATCTGCTCGTGCTGCTGGTGCAGATTGATTATCAATGACGTAATCGTGTTGAGACATTCAACTAGTCCTTAATTATATTGAACCCTAGCGGTCAAGCCAGAGATACTAGGTGATACACCAGTGGTTTGAGACAAGAGTTGAATCTTAAACCTGAATGCACGACCATAGAAGTCGCCAGATTTGAAAGGCTGATAGGCTGACCAAGTGGGTGTACCAGCAGGGTCTTGGTTCGTGAACGAGATGTAAGTTACAACATCTGTATCAGCAAACTGAGTACCACCTGTCCAATCATCCCACAGACCGGGAATACTATCCCAGAGACCGGGAATACTATCCCACAGACCAGTGTTCACGTCATAGCGGTTAACATTCATATCAACCCTAGACCTAACCCGTCTCTCAGCCCCTGTGTCAATGTACGAAGTAAAGATGTACTCAGCACTACTTGGAGGGCTTGTGGTTGTTGTAATCCTGAGTTCACTTCCTACAACAGAACAACCAGTCTTGGTACCTGAGAAGGTAGGACTTTGAGTAGACGTAAGGTTGTTGGTGAAGGATTCTAATGCAGTAGTGGGTACAACAACGAGAGCGGATGCCAGAGAAGCGTTCCCTAGTTTGTCGTAAGCCCGTATGGAGTAGGTTCCCGGTCTTGTGGGTACTGTGATAGAGGTAGCCGGTCTACTGACCTTTTCAACGGCTGTGGTAGAGTTAGCAAAGGTTGCCCCAGCTTCTTCCAGAGAATGCCTGATCTTGTAGTGCGATAGGTCTAGGTCAGGTACAGCATTCCATTCAAGGGTAGTAGAACCACCATTCAAGTTAGCCCTGAAATTAGTTACATTAGCTGGTGGTGCAAGAAGGCCACTAGGTTGGAAACTAAAGTAGTAAGTCCATTCACCCTTGACACCCAAGTAGGAATAGGACCTAGCTCTAATATCATAAAGAACATTACTGTCAACTGCGATAATCTCATAGATACCAAGATCACCAACACCAGCAACTGACCAAGCTAAACCATCTGATCTTTTAAATTGGACTTCAACACGTTCAACATTCTCTGGGCGAGAGGCTGTAACATTCACTAGGATAACATCTGTAATGTTTTCGCTGATGATACGTACATCACTGCTCAAGCCTATGCCAACAGGTTCAGTATAGAATGGGCTTGGAAGAGTTGTGTTGTTGTTCTCAAAGATTTGAGCAGGTTCATCAGTGAATACAGCAGAACTGATTTCACGAAGGGTCATCTGTACTTGAAGATCAAGTGTCTCAGTAAGACCAAAGGTCCAAGTGGAAACCTCAAAAGGTTTATTAGTCCAACCAAATCTTGTGTTGTTAATATAAACGAAATCCCCTACTTCAACACCAAGAGCCTTAAGACCAAAGGATGCAGAGAAGGTAAGCTGTTCACGATTTCTACGAAGAGCAATATTAGCGATCCGCTGTGCTCTCTTGGAGGAAGTCGTGTAGGGAAGTGGGAAGTCCAAGATGTTTACAAGATTGTTATCCGCTGATACAAACACAGGATCAGTTACAGTAGGGTAATCAGCTTCTTGCCAAGTGGATTCAGGTCCTTTGAACTTACCTTTTACAGTGTTGAAGTTATTTCTACGTGAATGTCTCGTGGAAAGATTGACACCTGAACGAAGGTCATCTTCATCAAGAGTAACTGTAGGAGTTACATACTTAGCAGCCTTCATCCGCCACTTACCTTGAGAGTACCACAAGAGGCCACCCATAGAAGTGAGGATATCAGATACAACTTGGCTAGGAGTAAACCCTGTTACAAAGCTTCCGTTGCAAGTATAACGGTCTTCGCCATCAACAACTTCTTCACAGATATTAGCTGCTGTAGTGATAGAGGTATCATCAACCTGAGCGCTTGTCTGGTTAAGGCCAAAGCTAGCAGTCAGATAGTCACGGATACAAAGGGCTGGATTATCGCTCCAAACAGTTGTGGTAGTTCTTGGATCATAAACCTTACGACCCTTGATTGTTGCAGAGATAATGGGGATACCATTAGGAAACACATCAGCATCATACTTGAACCGAGCGTAGATGTATGCAACACCAAAGAGCCTGTGGTTTGTTGTCCACCTACCTTCAGTTAGGGTAGAGGTTTCTGATACAAGATCGGCATCAGCAGCTTGAGTGGTTGTCCCATAGAAGCGGCGTATCCTTACAAAGCCATTGTAACGAGCGGGAGAGGTTACATTACCTGTACCATCAAGAGTTACAATTTCATCGTTCAGATAGATTTCATCATAGCTTTCAATCTCGTGTCCAGCGAAACCTATGATCCTATGTAGGAAGTCATTGGAGCCACCTGTAGAAGCGTCATAGAGACGGACACCACCAACCCTAGAGCGACCATAAATGATCTGGTGATCAACAGCAGCACCGCTTTCACCTGAGATACTATAACCACGAGAAGCTGAAGAAGCTGAGTTAGCTACAGAGTTAGCGCTAGTTGACATCTTAGGGCTAAGAGCATTAAGAGCAAGACCCATAGCTGTGCTAATAAGGAAGTTAGCTGCAAAGGTTGCAATAAGACCACCACCTAATGCGGTTGCAATTGCCCCAGCTATAGCAGTAAATACAGCCATTAGATCATCCTAACTTTTTCTCGAACTTCGTCTCTATCTTCTTGTAGTTAAGTCTTTTCAGGAGACTGTCGATATTGTTCTTCTCAGAAGTAATCACCTGTAACTGAGTATAGCCATCTTCTCGTAGACAAGCTTCACAGAACTTAAATAACTTAACCCCAATAAGACCTTTTCTATAGTCCTTGTGGAGATAGATGATATCATTGGACACAACAACCTTACCTTTTGAATGAAGGTTTGGTCCAATCACAACAGAGAAGTAACCAATGAGCTTACCAGAGTCTCTTGCTGTATATACAAATAGACTACCACTCTCCTCTAGGAGATAATACAACTCCCAGTCTGGATTAAAGGGGTAGGCTTCTTTATCGTGGTACATCTCTTCCCAGTCAAGATAGGCCAGAGCCATTATGTCTGGCTCTACCTTGAACAAAGGTTCTTGTTGGTAAGTAATGGGCATGTCGGGGAAACCCTTATTATTTAACTGCTCTTCCCCAGAATATTTCTTTATCCTGAAGAGAGGCAATGTACTCAAGGCCCCTATCACCGGGGTATCTTGACTTCTGGTCTTGGTCTGTGAAGCGTCTTACAGTTGGTCGTTCAAGTTTAATCAAGACGTTCTCAGCAGTAACAGAGATTGTACAAGTGGTCGCTTCTTCTACGATGTTCATCTGGTCTAGTTCACCAGAGAAGATTTCTACATAGTCAGAGGGGCTTGTGGTTACACCAAAGTAAATCTTACACACTCTTCCTTGGTAAGGTTCATCAATAGCCAAGGATAGGATAGACGAAGAGATACCGCTTAGGGTAAGAGTAGCACCTTTAGCTTCAATCTCTGTGGTCTCTTCTACACTAGAGATGTTAAGTAGAGAGCCTGCACCAAGATAAGTCTTAGCGCCAATGACCAGTTCACCATAACCAGTCCAGAGATAGATAGTCTCACTTGTAAGGTATAATTCAATAGCAAAGAAAGGGTTTACAACTTCATCATCAAGAGCATTAGTAAGTGCTACACTGAGGGACCTGCTCATATCGCCTCCACACAGTCAAAGGTAATACCGTAGGAACTGATATCACTAATCTGCCATTGGGTGTTGTTCTCTTTTAGACGGAAACGACCCTTAGCACTTTGAATCACAACAGCAGAAGCATCAGTGGGTGCAATCCTGATACTAGGCCAGATGTCAAGAGCAGCAGTACCTGATCCACTTGAGTTTGTAGCAGTCAGGACTTTGTGCAAGGTAGCACTTGAGGTAGCCCCAAGCTGGATGTAATCACCCGGCAGGAAGTAGTTTGCTACAGCAGAGGGTAGTCCGCCAATATTCAGGACACTACCAGTCTGATTAGCACCAGCAACTACAGGAGTACCGGGAGTTGTAGCAGAGGCACCTTGAGGAACGACACAATTAGGATCGCCAAGAAGGAAAGTCCCAGCTTGTCCCTTAAGGCTCAAGAGGAATGCCACCCAATACTCAGCATCTTGTCTTTTCATTGGCGGTAGACTGATGGAAGCACCCCATCGTTGACCGGGATGCGACACAACTTGTTGTTGGTAAGTGAACGGAGATTGACTAATCGCTACAGCATTCTCAGCAGAAAAAGCAATATTGGCAATCCCAATGTTGGTTGGTGTATTCAATGGATAGGCTATTGCCATAATGTTTCCTTACTCACTTGAAAGCCGCCGCCATTTGACCACCACGTTGTTTAGCATCAATCACAGCAGCTTTTGTTGCATTAGTGATCTGAGGGATCATCTTAGCTACTTCTTGACGGACCATAGCTGCATCGCTACCTGTCACAGTGATGTTGTTCTGGACAGTGATACCACCAGAGCCAGCCATAGCACCAGAGGTCTGGTTAGCGTTGACTACAGTGCCTGAGTGACGGGGTACAACAAGCTCAGGTCCATTCTCACCAACGAGGTAAGAGCCACCAGCCATCATAGAACCACCAGAAGCTCTTCCACCACCAGTTAACCTACCAGCTTGTGCATTAGTAAAGCCACCAGCGCCACCACCAAAAGCACTAGTGATGCCACCAACAAGTTTCTGTACAACAAGAACTCGGAACAGTTCTTCAATGATAGCCGCAGCCATACTCCTGAAGGCTTCACCTACAGTCTTAGTGCCTTTGACCATATCCAAGAAGCCGTCTTCAAGGGTCCCATTTACGGTTTCGACAACACTCTGTCTTTCTTTCTCAGCTTCAGTAAGTTTTACAGTTAGGTTAATCTCTTCTTTAAGACGAGAAGAACGGCCACCACCCCCACCTGAGCTAGTTTCAGGAATACCAATACCAGCACCTGAGATAGGGGTATTGCTAACAGTGCCTCTACCACCGTATTTCATAAGAGCTTGCCCACCGGGGGAAAGTTCCATCTTTAGAGCTTCTAGGTTTTCATTTGCAGAAATCCTTGCTTGAGCAGCATCCCACATAGCCCCAGCCAAACCCTTTACTACACTAAGGGCATTAGAAGCTTGCACTCCAATATTACCTACAGCAGAAGAAGCTGAATTAGCTGCATCCATAAACATAAACATTATGTCAACAAGACTGCTGGTTGTGGTTTCTACTTCTGTAGTCCGTTGATACAGAGTACGAAAGGCTTCTTCTGAATCCACAATAGCCAGATAAAAGGCTAGTTCATCAGAAGTCATCTTTTCTACTGGACCAGCCATCGACAAGAACAACTCACGAAGCGCTGTAGCTGCGTCTACTTGTCCTTGCAAAGTGTCTTGGTTCTTTAGGTTCTCCATTGCAGCGGTAAGTTCACGAGAGCTTTGAGTATTGAGACCAAAGGCTGCACTCAACTCTTCTGCTCGACTTGTATTAGACCAAGCGTTACCGTTGTACATCTCTGTGAGTTCATCACGAAGACCTTTAGCGGCATCAGACATATTACGAAGAGAGATGTCTGCTTTAGTATCTGCAAGGGCCATAACAGCAGGGGTTAGACGACCAAACTTTTCAATAAGTATTTCAAAATCACCATTGATAACTTTAAGAATGTCTTCTGTCTCAGACAGAACATCATTAGCCTCACTTAAAGCATCTTGAAAAGTGCCTGCACTCTCAGCGGACCTCATCAAGGTCGAGCCAATAGCTGTTAACAACGAGATACCGATACCGAGGGCAGCACCTAGAACACCGGGAAGTAGGCCCGCAAGCTGTGTAGCCTGTTGACCAAAAGCAACCATAAAGTTTGTGCCAGATTGAATTTGTACAAAGAAGTCACCAACCTGATAACCTACTTGTTGTATCTTATGACCAAAGTTATTTGCTTGAGATTGGGAACTTTCCATCAAGTTTCCGGCATTATCTACAGCAAGACCCATAGAGTTATAGCGCGATTCTAGTTGGTTCAGGGACCTAATGCGTTCCCTATCAGAGATAATACCTTGTCTTTGAGCATCATCAAGGATTTTTAATTCGCGTTTATATTGCATAGACGCAGCACCAGCTCTTGACAAACTTGCCAAAAGACCGAGAGTATTTTTCTGTAAACTTTGAGTTGCTGTAGAAGCCCCAACGAGTTGCGTTGAGTCTACTCGGATGACAATATCTGCAATATCAGCCATTTTTATTTACAACCCTCAAGTAAACTGCATCTAGTCTTTTAATAGCGCTCACCTCCCACGGAAGTAAGTAATTCTCTGTTAATTGTTGCCAAGCTAGTATATCTTGGAAACTTAAAGGTATGGGTCCATTGAAACCTTGACCACGGCCTTGATTGAGCAACAAAAAAGCAGTCCAGACATATTCCAGTAACTCTGGGAACTCTGTTCCTTGTAGAGCCAATGGAGTGTGTCCAGACTGCCTTTCAACTTCTTCTAAGTGTTGCCGTTCAGTCACACCGTCTTTGTCAGGAATAGAGAGCTTAAAGTTCTGCTCTGCATATTCCTCTAGATCAAGGATCAGACTTTCAAAAAAGCGGAGTAATCCTCTTGTGCATCCAAGACTTGTTGTTTCAACCAAGAGAGTTTGGAGTACAAATCCACAGCTTCTGCTACAGAAAACTTAGGTGACTTACCATTAAGCTGGATGTTCCAGTCCTTAGTGGTCTTAGCCAGCAACTCAAGGGTAACATTCTCCAACTCTTCAGCCGTGAAAGTTACTCGTTTTCCTTTGGAAGCCTTCTGGATACGCTTGTTCGTTTGTTCGTGAAGGACAGCTTTGTATTGACCCGAGTGGGGTGCATACACAGTGATAGTCATCGGTTGTTTGTCGTCCTTCAAAAGCACTTCATCAGTGATTGGGTGCTTAATCTCGACAGTAATCGTGTCGTCAGTTGGGATTAGGTTATTGAGGTCCATTGTCGGGTATCTTTTCTTTGGTTGTCGGGTTGATTTTTCAGCAACAAAGTATTATATGCAAATATCACATTAGGGGATTAATATGCAACAAAACGATTGGGAGAAGTTTCTTGATGAAAACTTTAGGTATGATCCTGACGAAGGGTGCTTATGGTGGAGCATTCAGTCAAAGAACAATCAGAGGATAATGGATCGGGGAGTTGGAATCTTGAGCAAAGATGGTTACTTGCGTGTAACCACGAAGCACAAGTCTTTTGTAAAAACACATCTGGTACACCGTGTTTGTTGGTATCTAGCCCACAAGACGTGGCCTAAAGTGCTTGACCACAAAGACGGGGATAAACTAAATAACAAGCTGTCAAATCTTCGGGAAGCCTCTAATACAGACAACCAAGCCAATCAGAAGAAGCAGTCTGGACAAACATCTTCTGTCTATAAAGGGGTCTACCTGTTTAAGAGGGACAACAAGTGGATGGCTTATGTTAGCAAAGAGGGTAAAAGATACCACCTCGGCTATCATACCTCTCAGGAAGATGCCGCTGTTGCTTATGACAACAAAGCAAAAGAATTGTTTGGCGAATTTGCTAAATTGAACTTTCCAGAAGGTGTCTAGTGTATTTGACGGGCAGGGGTCTTCCCCGACAAAAGATTATCCCTGCCCTAGCCCCAAAAGGGGATTCTAATTAAACAGAGCGGGTCAGTTTAAGGTTTGTCCCCTCGGTAGCATCATAAAGAGCGACGAAAGGCAAAGTGATAATGCGAGAAGTGGGGTTATCTACAGGCACATCAGCCCCATTGATTTTAATTCGCGGAAATTGCCAAGTATAGTCCGAGAGACCTGTGGGATCATCAACAGCAATCTGAAGTGCAGTCTCAGTTTCATTAAGGAAACGGTTAATCAGTGCAGCATCTTCAAAGTAAGCGGTGATGGTTCCCTCAATGGTAGCCATACCATACTCAAGTTGTGGCGTAGTGGAAGAGCCTACAACAAAGGTTGGGGCAAGTGCGTTATTGATAGTGAAGTCAATGCCAGTTACGATAGCAGCAGCAGTCAGAGTGCCACCAGCATCACCAATGGACAGAGCACCAGAGTAAGCATCAAAGGGAGCATTGCCCGAGGAAGCAGTCTTTGCGGCATCAACAGAGGTTCCGCTGATCGCCATGTTCTTACCAACCATGCTGAACGTGCCAGTAACCATTTGGTTAGGACGGATGGATACAGCAAGAGACGACACAGACATACCAGTGAACAGACGGAACTGAGAGATATCCGTAGCTGCATCTTCAATGGAGAAGAACTTAGGGGTCGTACCAACCTTCAGGACGTTGGTTGCAAAAGTGTTGAAGAAGGCGCTTTCAAGGAACAGGTCATAGTCACCTTTACGAAGGTCAACAGTAATGTCACCAGCAGCAGTACGGTTGCCATGACGGTCAGTACGAGGCATACGATCAGGTTGGATATCGTTACCAGTCACACGCTCTTTAGTCAGGTTCAAGCTGTGAGTGGTGTAAGGGAGTTGGATAAGGGCGGGAGTACTCGGGGTAGTACCGAATACAGTCTCTGCCACGTAAGAAAGGCCAGCACGGCTACCTTGAGAGAAGGGCATATTAAGTTTCCTTTATCAGCTATAAATGTACCAACCGATAGTGATTGGTGTGCAGTAGAAGGGAGAGTCAAGGAAACTCGTCCTGACTTCAGAGTAGTCGATTGATACAATAGTGGGATTGCCAAGGAGCAATCTATCACCACTCTCTAAGAGGATATCATCGCCACCCTCTAGAAGGATTGAATCTGTAGGGTTAGTGTAGAGGACGTCTGTTGTTGCATTAAAACGATCAAGCAGTAGGTCTGCAAAATCGTAGCCAGCACCGGGACCCATTCCTTCAGGAGTACAGATGAGGATACTGTAGAGGCCATCGTACCTCTGTTGTGGATTTAAGCCCCGTACAGCGGATCTACGAGAAGTTGGCACTAAGTCCGCTTTGATGAACGAGGTGCCTGTTGTAGGCTCGTATGGGACGTTCTGACGGGCAATAGCAGGGATACCTACAGTGCCAGAGAGATGAGTATCAAGGCAAGCCCTGATGTCATTGATGATTGTCATGGCCCACCTCTAACTTTAGCTATAGCTTGTGCCATATGTATTCCAGCCCTTGCAACAACCCTTGCGTAAATCTTGTAAGGGGGTTTACCACTAGACCAACCACCAGATTCAACAATACTGGCGTGTGGAGAGTTGTTATTCAAATAGACCTGATTAGTATCTTTTGGTAATGCATTAATGTCGGACATTAGGTTAGCTCTACCTTCAGCTTTATACGCTTCTGGGTAAGCTGATTTCTCTGTCATACCTGTTTCAATATTACCTGTAAACCTACCAGCAGCAGAGCTAGTACCGATAGAATGGCTAGTGACATACTGACCAGCCCATACAGGTGAAGTATCAACTATCTCATTAGCCATTTCAACGAGGAATTGGTCTCTGACTTCGTCTAAGTCTCTTTCTAGTTTAGCGAGTTGTTTAGCGAGACCTACGCCTATGGCTCTACCTTGGGCCATGTTACTCCCTCACTTGCAACAGATAGCACATAGTGTTAGTAGAAGACTTAATCTCCATAACTCTTACGATGTTTACTGTATCACCAAGTCCAATAATCTGGTCTGTGGCATCAGGCTCAGGGGTAGCTGACCCGTTAGCTAGGACACAATCTAGGACCACTCGTCTGTCACCACGAAGGATAGACTGTCCATCAACCATGTCTGAGGTGTAATCATAGAAGTAACCACGAACAGTGTAGTCAGTGTTTGTCTGAGTGACTCTCCCTGTATCACTGTTGTAAGCACTAGCTGCTCTCTTACGAAGTGTAAGGCTAATGCCGTGCTCTTTAATCAGTTGGCGTAGTGTATGAGGGTCAAACGCCATTAGGTTCATCAGGGATATATTGTTCCCCTGCCTCTACGTTATCAAATTGCCCAATACTGAAAGCTGGCTTAACACGGTCTGTATCGCTGGTTACAACAGACATATCAGATACAGAGATACCACCACCAAAAGCACCAAGGGATTTACCAGAGGTCTTCTTACCTTGTGCCTCTACCTGAGAGGCTAGTTGTTGATATTGCTTCGCACGGTCACTGTAGCTTGCCTGCAAGGCACCATCTAGTTGAGTGTCAACCATGCGGCTAAACTTAGCTGCGATAGCCCTACAGGTCCAGCTTGCAGCGTAGTACACATTGTCATTAGCCTGAGCCAATGCAAAATTAATCTCTTCGTCTTGAACAAGTTGATCTGAAGTATCAGTATCACCAACAAGCAGACGGACTGAATTGAGTCGGCCTGAAGCAGTTGTAGTATTCAAGTCTGTTACACTATAAGACCACATCTAGCCGACCCTCATTTAATTTTCCATTTCCCCGTATGCACTACGCCAGCGACGAATAAGACCAATCTGCTTATCCTTAACTCGGCTTGTAGCACACTTCTTTTGGAGGAACTCTTTGTTCGTAGTAGTCTTGTTCTTCACTTTACCATTGATGTTTTCAACGAGAATGTGTAGTTGATCTAGACCATACTCTTCTAGACCATCACCAATAGAGATACGTTTAACTACAGCGTCCTCAAACTCTTCATTGTGGTATAGCTGATCATTAAAGAACATCTGTTGGATTACGTCATGTGGGGTTCCATAGAACTCCCAGTTGAAGCGATCACCCTGCTTCCAGACCGCCCCCGCCGACTGTAGTCCATCACGTTTGACAAATACAGGGCGGGAGGGGTTGAAGTAGGGGAGAATGTGTCGGGTCATTCTTCCCTATCCTTCTATTAGGCTACAACAGTAGCGATGAAAGCGCCCATGTCCGACGACACAACTTTGTGGTCATAGGCCAGATTGGCTTCCAGAACTTCTGCCACACCATCAATGGCGAGGTAGTCACCACGATACGACTTGATCGTGATACCGTGACCCGAAGCGTTCTCAAGGTCATCCCAAG